TTACAACGTTATTCCCCCGGCAAGTGGATTCAGTGCAACAGCATTTTGCAGGTACTCCGGCGAAAGATGCGCATAGGTCATCGTCTGCTGGATGTTTGCATGCCCCAGTATTCTCTGTAATGCAATGATGTTGCCCCCATTCATCACGAAATGACTTGCGAAGGTATGCCGCAAAATATGTGTTGCTTGATTTGGTGGGATGTCGGGTTTGACCATCTTAAGTATCTTGCAAAAACTCACATAATCGACGTTGAAAAACTTCCCGCTGGCCTTTTCCTTGATCATCTTTTCCAGTTCGGCAGAGATTGGAACCGTGCGTTTTTTCCCGTTCTTCGTTTTCAGGAACGTGACGCGCGCGTTAACCAACTGCGTCGGTTTCAGTGTTACGAGTTCTGACCATCTTCCACCGGTACTGAGCCCGAGAAGCGCGACGAGCAGATCATCCCCTGTGCAGGAATTCAGCAGCAGTGAAATCTCGGCCTTGTCTAGGAATGCCATTTCCTGATTCGCTTCCGCCAAGGGCGGCAGGCCACGAACGGGGTGCGGACCGGCAAACTCGTCCAGTTTTATCAACTTTGAGAACATGCCTGATAAGCGGTACAGGTCACGGTTTATCGTTGATGCGCTCACACCGTCGCGCAACCTTGCAGAACGGTAATCCATCAAGATACGTTTGTTTAATCTTGTTACGGGGATATCGCCAATATCACCTATTGTTTTAACCAAATGATTAAACTCCTTCGTCCCGCGCTCGAGGTTTTGCCCGTAATACTTCCACCAAATTTCCATCAACTCTGAAAGCGTTCGGCGGTCAGCCCGTTTACCAGCCCACTCTTTGGTATTTGCGTTCGCCAGCGTATAGCGTTCGAATGCTACCGCTTCGGCTTTCCTGTCAAACTTCCGGCGAATGCGACGTCCTTCGCGCCCGCGCGGTCTAATGTCCACTTCGTAACGTCCATCATCGAGCTTCTTAATTGACATAAGAAAGCCCTCCGGTGGGGTTAAGACTATCTTGGTAACAAATAGTGAAAATATAATGTTTATATAGCGTTAGCCAATCTTCTTCTCGGAGTGGTCTGATTCCGTTTGTGGACTGACCCCACGCCCGTAGACAAATTCTGTCCTCACGATGAGGCCTGTTCGAAGGCCTCCGGACTGAGGCCGCCGAGGTGACTGTGGCGCCGGGCCCGGTTGTAGAACACTTCAATGTAATCGAAGATATCGGCCCGGGCCAGATCCCGGGTTTTATAGATGCGTTTTCTGATCCGCTCTTTTTTCAGCGAACTGAAGAACGATTCGGCCACCGCATTATCCCAGCAGTTGCCACGCCTGCTCATGCTCGGGGCCAGGTTATTAGCCCGGCAGAAGCGCTGCCAGTCGTCACTGCCGTACTGGCTGCCCTGGTCTGAGTGCACGATGACCTCGCCGTCCGGTTTTCGCCGCCAGACGGCCATCATCAGCGCGTCGAGTGCCAGTTCGCGTGAGAGAGTGGGCTTCATCGACCAGCCGACCACATTACGGGCGAAGAGATCGATAACCACCGCCAGATACAGCCAGCCCTGCCAGGTGCGGATATAAGTAATATCTGTGACCCAGACCTGATTGGCCCGGACAACAGTAAACTGCCGTTGCACGCGATTAGGGGCAACCACTGAAGGCCGGCCGGCGATACGACGCGGCGCTTTATAGCCGCGTACGGCTTTGATCCGGTTTTGTTGCATAATACGACCCACCCGGTTTTTGCCGCAGGTTTCCCCGATTTCGTTCAGGTCGCCATGAACCCGCCGGTAACCGTATACGCCTCCGCTCAGTGAATATGAGTCGCGGATAAGCATCAGCAGACGCTGGTTATCTTTATCACGCGCCGAGACCGGGTTGTGCAGCCACGCATAGAACCCGGCCCGGGCGACATTCAGTACCCGACACATCGTCATCACACCCCATACAGTGCGGTGTTCATTGATAAAGCGGTACTTCAGTCGGGCTCCCTTGCAAAGTACCGCGCGGCCTTTTTCAGGATATCCCGTTCTTCTTCGGTGCGTTTTAGCTGCGCCCGGAGTTTCAGGATCTCGCTTTTGGCTTCCAGTAAATCCCGGGCATGCTGTTCGCTGTTATCAGGTTTGATAGCCCGTAGCCACTTGTAGAGGCTGTGTGCAGAAACGCCCAGACGGTCGGATACTTCGGCAACGGAATAACCGCGTTCTGTTATCTGACGGACGGCTTCTTCCTTAAATTCAGGTGTAAATCGTGGTGTGCCCATACGCTCCTCCTATGCTCAAACTATAGGGCAGGATCGTCTACCGGGGCGGGGTCAGTCCATTGTTCTTGCCCACTGTGTGCGAAAGCCGGTGCGATCTGACCAGCTTGTGGGGCGGTTTTATCTGTCATTAACCAAAGCGTGTATTTCTGAAAGATGGGAGCGTTAGTCACTCGAAGCACAACACTTAACCCAGGCTCCTTTTGCCCACTTTCATAATTCTTGATTGTTCCTAAGGCTATCCCGCTCAGTTCACTAAATTTTGTCTGAGTTAACCCTTCGGCTTTTCTGATGGCTTTTAATTTTTCAAATGTCTGCATTTGACAGTAACCTATTGGTGACTTATATTCCCCATCGAGGTAATCAATGGATTACCTTTTCAGGCGTGAGTCCAGCGCCTCAGGAAGCATCCTGAGCCGTTTTTAAGCAGCTGGATCCAACAAGGTTAGCATGTAACCAGATGAGAATGGAGACTGTAATGGAAGCGAATGACTACGTTATTCAGTACCCGCTTGATGCGGTGCACCCTGATAAGTTCGCGGAACTGCTAGGAAAACCCCGCACCGCAGTAGCTGCGATGATTGAAAAAAACAAACTGCCTGTTGTTGAATTCCGCGATCCGACAAAACCAAAAGCTCGCGCCGGTGACAAGCTAGTTTATGTGCCTGAGTTCAATCGCGGTGTACGCGAAGCGTTTTATAACCGCCCGGTTGAGCAGCGTGATGCATGGTTGTTGTGGATGGGGCTTTGATTATGAATGAACCTCGCTGCATCGCTCAGTTACTCCGTAATGAGAGCCCGAACCCGATTAACTTCACCATCACCCACGGTCGTGGACGTCGGGGCATCATCATCCGCACCCGTAAGCCTGGCATTTTGGCCGCCGTTGTTAAGCGCATCATGAAAATCAGAGAGGTGTCAAAATGGCTGTGATGACTCTTGATTTAGTACAAAAACAACCTGCAGCTCTGCGCGTAGTAATCGGTAAGCATCTTGCAGAACCACGCTGGCAGGACTCCTGCGATTTTTATAATCAGATGATGGAACGTGATCGCCTGACGGTCTGTTTTCATGCTCAGCTTAAACAGCGTCACGCGACCATGCGTTTTGAAGAAATGAACGATGTGGATCGCGAGCGTCTGGCCTGCGCTATCGATGAACTGCGTGGTGCTTTTTCTAAGCGTCGACAGGTCGGAGCCAGCGAGTCGACGTATATAAGTTATCTGACGGTAAGCCAGCGCCGCACGTTATTCCTTCACGCCGGATTAACTGAGAAAGAGTTTAATCAGCCTTACTGGCGAGTTAATGAAGACTCTTGTTATTGGCGGGAGCAATTATTCCGCGCGCTGCGTGAATTATTTAGTTTGTTTGAATATGCCCCAACTATTTTAACCTCAGTTAAACCTGAGCAATATTTGCATTAATTAACTCGCGAAACTTTTTACGCGCTTGAATGCGTGGGACATCTTTTTGTCTGGAGTTAGGTAAATGAATAAACAAATATCAGTACCTCGAAGCAACATCAAAGCTCTGCTGGCTCAGGCCACAGTCGAGGCGCAGCTAGTCACCGCGACCCGTTTCGCGTCGGCGCTTGATTCTCTGATAGCGCACATTTGCAAGTCTGAAATGAACCGGGCGGAAATCATCGAGCTGTTGGGGCAGGAATCAGAAAAGCTTCACAATTCTATTTTGAATCAGCAATAAGTTAATAAGGGAATATATGAGCATTAATATCGTTATTGATAATAAATTCGTGATTGCAAGCGATCAATTCCAGTTTATTTTGCAGGAAAAGAAAATCGCTAAGTCTGGAAAAAATGCAGGTAAAGAGTGGCTAGATGCCGTTGGCTATTATCCAACAATCAGCAAGCTCGTTTCCGGTCTGGTGCTGCATAACATTTTAACCGGTGAAGCTCGTCAGTTTGCAGAGTTAGAGAAGCAGGTCGAGCAGATAGGTCAAAAATGTCTTGAAGCATTCACTGCTAATGGCCGTTGAGACCCGGGGGCGCGTTGCCCCTTCGCCACCCCCACCACTAACAAAAAGCACCGGTGAGAATTTCGTCGGTGCTTATCCGTGGAACAAATCCCGCGAGGCCATTGGCCGCGACAGACCCCTTACACGTGCCGAACTCCGTCAGGTGCAAGGTGTTTTAAACCGGATTGACCGCCTGCCGTTTTTCCTGCAAACGCTCTTTACCTCGCGTTATAACTTCATCCGCCGCACAAAGAGCCCTTTGGGTGGGCTGTATTTCCTCAAAAACACGTTTGAGCGCAAGCTGTTGCCGCGTCTTGAGCGTGTTAATGAGCTGTGCGGGATGAATGAATCCGCCTCGATTGGCTTTATGTCTGCGCGGGATGAATATGCACGCCTGCCGGATATGAACGACAAAGAGCTCAAAAAATTTGCGGCCAGAATAGCCTCGCAGCTCTGGAGCAGATACGAGGAATTGAGCGACGCCTGGGCGCACGCGCACGGCGGCAAAGAAACCCTTTTCACCGATGAAGCTCAGTCGCATTTATACGGGAAAGTTGCCGGTGTCGCGCGCGCTTTTAACCTCACCCCGATGTACTGGAAAAAATACCGTAAGGGTCAGATGACGATCCGCATGGCATTTTCCGCTATTTCCCGCTTGATTAAGAACGAGTGGTGGGTCAACCAGCTTAAGGCGCAGCGAATGCGCTGGCGCGAGGCGCTGCTTATTGCTGCCGGAGAGGTCAACAAAGACCGTTCACCCTACGCCAGCAAAATGGCGATTCGCGATGTTCACGCGCGCCGCCTGGCTAATCTCGAATACCTGAAATCCTGCGAGCTGGAAAACAAAGTCACCGGCGAACGTATCGACCTCATCAGCAAGGTCATGGGGAGTATTTCAAACCCTGAAATACGTCGTATGGAGCTGATGAACACCATCGCCGGGATTGAGCGCTACGCGGCCAGCGCCGGTGACGTGGGGATGTTTATTACCCTGACCACACCCTCGAAATATCATCCGACCCGTCAGGTTGGAAAAGGCGAAAGCAAAACGGTGCAGCTCAATCACGGCTGGAACGAAACCGCATTCACGCCAAAAGACGGCCAGCGTTATCTCTGCCGAATCTGGAGCCTGATGCGTACCGCTTTCAAGGATAACGATTTAGAGGTGTACGGGATGCGCGTTGTCGAACCGCACCACGACGGTACGCCACACTGGCACATGATGCTGTTTTGCAAACCCGGTCAGCGTAAAGCCATCAACGAAATCATGCGTCGTTATGCCCTCAAAGAGGACGGACACGAAAAGGGCGCGGCAAAACAGCGCTTTGAGTCTCGTCATCTTAATCAGGGCGGCGCGGCGGGTTATATCGCTAAATATATTGCCAAAAATATCGACGGCTACGCGCTCGACGGCCAGCTCGACCACGACACCGGCAAGCCCCTGAAAGATACAGCCGCCGCCGTCACCGCATGGGCGTCTACATGGCGCATCCCGCAATTTAAACCAATCGGCCTGCCGACAATGGGCGCTTACCGCGAACTGCGCAAGCTGCCGCGCGGCGTGAGTATCGCCAGCGAGTTTGACGACCGTGTCGAGGCCGCGCGAGCGGCTGCAGATAAGGGCGATTTTGACCTGTATATCATCGCGCAGGGCGGGGCAAATATGCCGCGTGATGCTCAGGCCGTCAGGGTTGCCCGTAAGGTGACGGATGAGGTCAACGAATACGAGGAGGATATCGAGAGAGTGGTCGGGATTTATGCCCCTCACCTCGGGGCTCACCGTGTCCATGTAACCCGTACAGCCGAATGGCGCATTGTTCCAAAGGTTTTGGCCGTTGAGCCTTTGACCTTAAAAAGCGGCTCTGCCGCGCCTCGGAGTCCTGTCAATAACTGTGGAAAGCTCACCAGCGGTGGCGATCCAGTTATGACCCCTACACCGTCTGAGCAAGCCGCAGCGGTGTTAAATCTGATTGAGAGCGGGGTTATCGACTGGAATGAACCAGATGTCGTGAAAGTGCTTAACGGCGCGTTAAAAGCTTGCGCACAGCGTAAGAATCGCCAACAAAGAAGCAATGCACCGCTTAAAGCCAATGAGCAAGCTCCATCAGCCAGGATGACAAAACCTGAAAGGGATCGCGCTGCAAAAATTCGTTTCGATTTGGCTCAGAAGGGCATTACCCCAGAACGTTGGGAGATCGACGTGTTGGCACGTGGGGCAACCGTGGTTTATAACGGTAAAAAATTCAGATATCCGGTCGCTGATGAGTGGCAGGGATTTCCAATGCAAGAGGAATGAAGTCAATGAGCAAAATGGCTACGTGGAAACCCGAAAATTTGATGTAGCTGAGGTATCGGGAGCATAGAGAGCAAAAGTGATAGAAGTGACACACGCTCCGAAAGGATGAACATAATTTCATGGTTGCATGATTACAGGGCTTCAAACTCATTATAAGCATATGGCCACTGGCAAAAAAAAATGCGAGGATAACAGGAACACAAAAACCAGCTTCTCTAATCGAGAGCTTTAGCTATAATATGCGGTCGGTTTTAGGAGGGGTCAATGCCAACTGTTGTTTCGCTGTTTTCAGGGTGTGGTGGTTCAGATGCAGGCGTGTTAAACGCCGGCTTTAACGTACTTATGGCTAATGACATTCTGCCGTATGCCCGAGATGTGTACTTGGCTAACCACCCGGAAACCGATTACGTTTTAGGGGATGTTTCTACGATCGAATCGTTTCCATCAGCCGATCTGCTTGTCGGTTGTTACCCTTGTCAGGGATTTAGTCAAGGTGGGGTTCGAAAAGCTGACAGGAAAATCAACACCCTGTACTTAGAGTTTGCTAGGGCCCTTAGAACTGTTAAGCCAAGGGCATTCATAGTAGAAAACGTTTCAGGTATGGTGCGGAGCAACTTTGAACATTTGCTAAAAGATCAGTTCAAAGTCTTTGAGGATGCGGGATATCGCGTTAAGTCTCAGATTCTAAATGCTTCACATTATGGGGTTGCACAGGATCGCAAGCGTATTTTTATTGTTGGTATTCGTAGCGATTTTGGTATCGATTATGAGTTCCCAGCAGCAACTCATGGTGATAATTTACAACCATATACCACAATTAGAGATGCTATCGGACATATGCCTGAATGGCCTGAAGGCGAGTTTTATGATTCAGATTTCCATTGGTATTATTTGTCAAGAAATCGTAGGCAAGACTGGGAACAGATATCTAAAACGATTGTGGCAAATCCTAGACATATGCCGTTGCATCCGATAAGCCCAACGCTAGTAAAACTCGGCCCAGACAAGTGGCAATTTACATCTGATGCGCGTGCCCGTCGTTTTAGCTTCCGTGAAGCTGCCCATCTTCAAGGATTTGGCGATTTAGTTTTCCCGGAAACAGAAAGAGCCTCGATGAATATGAAGTATACAGTGGTAGGAAATGCAGTACCGCCTCCACTTTTCGAGGCGGTTGCAAAAGCATTACCGCAAGAGCTGTGGCCTGATTAAGGTTCTGGTACCACGCTTCGGAACTCCGATTCAAATTCAGCAAACCACGGAAAATCTGTTAGTAGGTCCCAGTGGTTTGCTTTGTCGAGCAAAAATAAAGTTCGTAATCTATCCAGCAAAATAACGCCTGAAGTAGGGCGAGAAGTAACCCACTGACCGTTCGAGTCTCTATAAAAAACTGGAGTAAACATTACAGAAGGATAAGCGAAAGTTGTATGGAAATAAGGACTTAAGTTTATTGAGTGCGCCTCAAGAGTTTTCTTTGGCCAACCTTCTTCTTGCGCACCACATTGACCCAAAATGCCAAAATTGCAATTTAGATTATCTTCAAACTTAACAGTCGCAATAATGTCGAATCCTGCGTCACCAGAGCTGCCAGCCCGGTCACATTCTTCTTCATCAACTCGTTTTACACCTAAATCACTACCCATAACGCGTAAAGCTCGGCGTAAATCTGTACCGTAATACGAACGGCGATCCTCTGAGTTAGCGTCAAAAATTTTGACATCCCCATGAGCTGGTAAAAGTGCTTGTGTTGCATATTTACATAGAACAGCAAACCCTCTTGCCCAGCGTTGCGCCGCACCCCGAATGCGAATGAAAGAGCGAAGGCGTGAACAGCATAGTGTAAATATGTATACCCTATGCTTATTCGTTTGTTCTTCTCGCATACGAATTTCATCCCCTTCAACAATGAAAGGGTACATATCGTTCAGGCTCGCAAATCTATAACTTAGCTGAATCCATACGTTTTCGAGCTGGGCTTCAGTTCTGTCGCCTAAAACAGCATCAGAACTTATTCTCCTTACTTCACGCCTTTCCTGATCCACTTCATCAACACTTGTGTTTGAAACATTCAACAAACTTGCTAGATCTGTCTGGTGAAACGTATCTCTACCGGTATAGTTGATAATGCATAACAATTCTACTAAGTCAGCTAGAAGATGAGGCGTATTTGGATGCATGTCTCCTACATCAAAAGTCGTCATCGTCCTTTTCCTTCTCTGCTAACTCTTTACCAATCATTTTAATATTTTTGTTGATGCGTTTGGCTACATCGTATGCACTGCTATTGAATTCAACATTTGCAACCATGCCCGCTGCTTCAATCATTAATGTTTCAATTTGGTAAAGAATCTCTAAAAAGTCTTCACTGATATCGGATGTAAGCTGATATGCAACGTTTAATGGCGCTCCGTCCCTAAATTGCTGTAACGCCCTTGGATTGTTAACAATTGCAGCAAGATGTCTTAGATTTCGGGATTCACCAACTTTTGTATTGCCGTCTTTGTCCCTTAGATAAAGCCATTGCGTCAACTCTTTAATTGAGTCATTTTTTAGTGATGAAGGGTTAATAATAGGATCTGATGGAATTACCTCTCCATCTTTTTTTATGTCAACACCAACGAAATGTCCAATTCTCTCATCAGCCAATGCTGTTGAAAGTATAGAGAATTTTATACTTTGCTCATTTAAATCATCGATTTCGTAAAAATCTTCAGATTCAATTTTTCTGTAAACAGCAAGAGCATCTAAGTTTCTTTTGATGTGGTCTCTTCTGCTGCCTATTATTTTTGCGACTTCATAATAGCGATCCGAAGGCGATTTAGTTGAATCAGTACCTACGAAAATTTGCTCAATATATCTTGCTTTGGCAAGAGGGTCCCATTGCTTGATTCCAGTGATATGTCGAAAGCCAAGATAGGGTAATACATCTTCTCGCCGTGGTTTAACAATAACCGGTAGTTCGTCAAATACACTGACGTTTTCTTTATGAATGTTGAGAAGCCTTGAGCTTGGTTTTTCACATAGATATGGATCAAGAATAAGTTTAACAGAAGTTAATCGTCTGTTTCCTTCGACAACCTTATATTTTCCGTTGTCACCCGGAATCGCAATGAGCGGTTCACCGCTAAAAAAGCCGTTTTGGGATATTGCGCTCATTAAATCTTCTAATGAGGTTGATGTCGCAATATAGTTAATCATCGCTTCTTGCGTGCGCGCTACGCCATTTGGAAGACGCGGGTTTGCATCGTCGAGTTCCAACTTATCTACTGGAATCATTTTTACATCTGACATTTTTTGCTCCTGCCTTTTACAGGGAATAATCCACCCAAGCCCAAGATTTTCGCATCCATTGAGGAATATACAAGCTTAGTCAAACATACTCCACAATCTGTTCTCAGTAAGCTTGATTGCTATCTCAAAAAGAAAAACCTCTAGCATACGTTTGTGTGCATGAATTTGAATGCGTTTTCAAAGGGCAGAAAGATGATGTCTTACCAGACATGGCGGGCTTTGCGAAGGTGGTTGCAATTGCATTAAAAGCGACCCGTTAAGCGTGCAGGCGAGGCGGGGATAGCACTGCGCGCCAGACGTGGTGACAGGATTTATTTTGCGCGTCTGTGCGCGTCGTGGCGGCGCGCTCAGTGGTGAGGTTGAATCGTGAGGCGTTGACGGGGTTGCGTGGCGTGTGCGGCGTCTGGCGAGGTCTGAGGATATGCCGCCCGGAGGCGGCATTTTGGGCGGGGTTACTCGGTCTCGATGTTGTAATCCTTAAAGCGGATCACCTCCATCCCGAGCCAGTCGTTTATCTCTTTGAAACGCTCCTGCAGCGGCGTCAGCTCGTTACGTACAAATACCCGCGCCACCTTCTCGATATCCCCCATCGAGCCGATATTTTCAGGCTTGCCGCCCATGAGCTGGAACGGCACGCGGTGCGCGTCGAGCAGGTCGGCGGCGCTCACCTTCTTGATATTAAAAAAATCATCCTTCGTGGCGACTTCACTCAGCGGCACGATCTTAATGCCATCCGGTTTCCCGTTCGGGGCGTAGAAAAACAGGTTTTTAAAATTCCCGAGCCCTTTCGAGTCGCGCATCGCGGAGCGCAGCGCCTCGACGTCGGTGCTGCTTTGCGCCGCGTCGGTCACGTACATGATGTAACCTGCGTGCGCGCCGTTCTGGTAATACTTGCGACGAAACAGCGTGGCGGATTCATTCAGCCAGGCGGAATTGAGCGCGCTCAGGTATTCCGGCATCCCGTAGAGCTCCTGATTGATATCGGGCTCAAGCAAATGGCACACCGACCCGGGGGCGAACTGGTGCGGGTGCGTATAGTCCGACACGTACCAGTAAACGCCATCCTCGACACCACGGCGGGTGTATTTGGCCGGGGAGGTTTCCAGCTTAATGAGCTGGCCGGTCACGCTCATGCGCTTTTCAAGATAGCCGTTGGCAAACACCAGATAATCGAGCACAAGGCGGCTGAAGTCCTGACGGGACAGCAACGGGTGCGGGATAAAGGTACTGGTCAGAATGTTGCGCTTCACATAAATCGGGGAGCTGTGGTGTACGGCGGCGCGCAGGCTTTTTGCCAGCCCCGAGAAGTTGACCGGCGGCTCGTACCATTTGCCGTTATTGATGCATTCGACATAGTCGAGAATGTCGCGGCGATCGAGAACGGGCGACGGCTCGCCAAAGGTGAACGCCTCCATTTTCTGCGGTGCGCTGGCGGTCATGCTGGTCTGTTTTGGCTGTTTGTTTTGGCGTTTTTTCATCTTAGTTAATATCCAGAATTGAACTTGATTGCATACCGCTACCGGCGGAAAGCGGCTCGTTTAACAGGGCGTGCATGGTCGCCCACGCGATATCCGCGTGGCTGGCTTCCTCACTGCGGCTGGCTTCATAGGTTGCGCTGCGGCCGCTGCTGGTCATGGTTTTGCGGATAGCCATAAATGACTGCGTGATGTCGGTTGCCCCGGCGTCGTATTCCAGACACCCGCGGCGAATGGTGTCTTTTGCTTTCAGCACCATTGCGGTTTTCATTTCCGGCGTGTAGCGGATGGCACGCGCTGCCGGGAAGAATGAGCGCACGAGCTGGTAAACACCCTGGCCGATGCCGGTCGCATCGATGCCGATATAGTCGACGGTGTATTTCTCGGTCAGCGCCCGGATGGCCTCGGCCTGTGCGGCAAAGTCCATGCCTTTCCACTGGTGACGCTCAAGGATGCGGAACTTGCCACCGGCAACCAGCGGCGGAGCCAGTACCGCGCACCCGGCGCTGTCGCCAGTGTGTGACGGGTCATAGCCAATCCAGACAGGACGCCAGTTAAACGGACGGTCGGCGAACGGCTCGAAGTCCTCCCATTCTTCCATCGCGTCGACCATGCAGCGCTGCAGCTCCTCGAACGGGAATACCGACGCCTTGTCGTCGACGAACTCGCACATAAACAGGTTACGGAAGTCATCCGCGCTGTTTTCCTGCTTAAGCTGGTCGAGGTTAAACAGGGTGCAGCCACCGGCGAGCGCGTCCTCAATGGTGACAATCTGCCGCCACTGGCCGTCCCCGCACAGCATGCCACCGGCAAGCGCCTGATGACTGATATCGATGTCGACACGTTCGTCGCGGTTGCTGCGGCCACGGTTAAACAGCTCACCTGACCAGAACGGGTAAGCGCCGTGCGCCAGCGTCGACGGGGTCGAAAAATAGGTGGTGCGCAGGTGCGACTGCGAGGCCATGCCCGAAGCGACTTTGCGCAGCTTCTGAAAATTGGGTATCCAGAAAATTTCATCGACGTACAGGTCGCCGTTGTGGCTCTGCGCGGTGTTGGAATTGGTCCCGAGAAAAATCAGCTCAGCGCCATTGTTGCCGATGACGATCGGGTCGCCTGACAGGTCGACGTCAACCAGACGGGCAAAGGCGATGATGTACTTACGGAACACGTAAGCCTGCGTTTTACTGGCCGACAAAAATATCTGGTTTTGCCCGGTCTTAAGCGCGCGCAGAAGTGACTCGCGCGCAAAGTAGAACGTCGCGCCAATCTGTCGCGATTTCAGGATGTGGCGGATGCGGTGCTCTAATCCCGCTTTATGCCAGCGGAGCTGATAGTCAAACGACTGGTCGAAGAAAATCTCTTCCAGTTTCTCTATGGCCTCCTCGCTGAAATAGTTTCGTTTCGGTTTTTTGCGATCTCCTTTGTTACGGCTGGCGATATTGGGGTTTAAATCCACCTCGTTTCCGGTCTGGCCGTAGCGGTTCACGCGCGCGAGCCGCTCCATCTGGCGCGACAAAAAATCAGCGACTTTGAAGTCATGCGCGGTCAGGTCTGGCTTTGCGTAGAGCTGGATAAGCCGCGCCTCTAACGTCGATTCAACGCGGTTAATCGGCGCGGTTTCTTCCCATCCATCGCGCTGTTTCCAGCTCTGCACGGTCGGGCGCTTGAGCTGCAACATCTCGCAGATTTGCGGCACGGCGAACCCCTGCCAGTACAACAGGCGCGCCTGTCGTCGCGGGTCATTGAGCAGTGAAAGGTCTGTTGAAATGGTCATGCTTGCCTCGTTTCTGGTGTGACGTGGCAAGGCTAAGGAATTGGGGTGTTGTTCGCGCTAAGTGCCTGTTGTATCAGATCTAACAGGAGCGCAAGCGGTGGCTGATACGGGTCAGAGTCGGGAAACTAAACCCGACCCGAAAACCCAACATCAGGACACCTGAACAATGGCAAAGAAAGTTTCTAAATGGTTTCGTATCGGCGTCGAGGGTGACACCTGCGATGGCCGTGTCATCAGCGGCGATGATATTCAGGATATGGCCGACACGTTCGACCCGCGCGTCTACGGCTGCCGCATTAACCTCGAACATATCAAAAGCCTGTTACCGGACAGCCCGTTTAAACGCTATGGCGATGTGACCGAGCTCAAGGCGGAGATTATCAGCGATGACTCTGCGCTTAACGGCAAAAAGGCGCTGTTTGCCAAAATTGCCCCGCTTGACGAACTGGTCAGCATGGTGCGCGCCGGGCAGAAGGTTTACACCTCCATGGAGATCCGCCCGAACTTCTCAAACAGCGGCAAGTGCTACCTCATCGGGCTGGCCGTCACCGATGACCCGGCAAGCCTCGGCACCGAATACCTCGAATTCTGCAGCCGCGCCGCGCAGAACCCGCTCGCCGGTAAAAAAGACCAGCCGGACGACGTTTTCTCTGTGGCCTCACTGGCTGAGCTGGAGTTTGAGGATGTACCCGACACCATGCTCAACAGCCTGACCGATAAGGTCAGAGCCATTTTTGGCCGTAAGCAGGCCAGCGATGATGCCCGTTTCGCTGATGTGCATGAGGCGGTGACCACCGTCACCGAGCAGGTGCAAACCAATCTCAACGCCACCGACCAGCGCGTCACCGAGCTGGAGACCGCTTTTGCACAGCTTAAGCAGGACGTGAACAGCAAAGTCGATGAAAACGCGCAGGCGTTTACCTCCCTGAAAAGCTCCCTCGATAACACCGAAAGCCAGAGCCAGCCGCGCCGCGAGCTTTCAAAAGGCGGTACGGGCGACGAGCTGCTGACCAACTGCTGATAACGCGCCGGGCGTGCTGCCCGGCCTGAACCCTTTTACCCGAACAGGAAAAACCATGCGTAAAGATACCCGTTTCAAATTTAATGCCTACATGTCCCGCGTCGCGGAGCTGAACGGTATTTCCACCGATGACGTGGCGAAGAAATTCACCGTTGAGCCGTCGGTCACGCAAACCCTGATGACGACCATGCAGATGTCATCCGCGTTTCTGACCAAAATCAACATCGTGCCGGTCGACGAACTGAAGGGCGAAAAAGTCGGGGTGGGTGTTAACGGCACGATTGCGAGCACTGCCGACACCGCCGGTGATGATGAGCGTAAAACCGCTGATTTCACGGCGCTGGAGTCATTCAAATACGAGTGCGACCAGATTAACTTTGACTTCCATATTCGCTACAAACAGCTCGACCTGTGGGCGCGATTCCAGGACTTCCAGACCCGTATTCGTGACGCCATCATCAAACGTCAGTCCCTCGATTTCATCATGGCCGGTTTTAACGGCATCGAGCGTGCGGAGACGTCTGACCGTAAAAAAAATCCACTGCTGCAGGACGTGGCGACCGGCTGGCTGCAGAAGTACCGCAATGAAGCGCCAGCGCGCGTGATGTCCAAAATCACCGACGAGGACGGCAAGGTCATTTCCGATGTGATCCGCGTGGGTAAAAATGGCGACTATGCAAACCTCGACGCGCTGGTTATGGATGCCACCGGCAATCTGATTGACGAGATTTATCAGGATGACCCGGAGCTGGTTGTTATCACCGGGCGTAAGCTGATGGCGGATAAATATTTCCCTATCGTCAACAAAGAGCAGGAGAACACCGAGTCGCTGGCCGCTGACATCATCATCAGCCAGAAACGTATCGGCAACCTGCCAGCCGTGCGCGTGCCTTACTTCCCGGCAAATGCGCTGATGGTCACGCGTCTCGACAACCTGTCTGTCTACTTCATGGATGACGCGCACCGCCGCAGCATCATCGAGAACCCTAAGAAAGACCGCATCGAAAACTATGAGTCAATGAATGTTGACTATGTGGTCGAGGCTTACGCTGCCGGTTGCCTGATTGAAAACATCAAGCTCGGTGACTTCACCGCCCCTGCAGCGCCGGAAAGCGGGGAATAAGCCATGACGAGTCCCGCAGCGCGTCACATGATGCGGGTCTCGGCCTCTGAAACTGCGCAGCGGGCTGCCGTCCCGCTGCGCAATGCAACTGCCTATGAGCAGATGCTCGTTAAGCTGGCCGCAGACAATCGCACGCTAAAACAAATCAGCTCCAAAGAGCGCAAAGCCGCGAAAAAGCGCGAGCTGTTGCCGTTCTACCTGCCGTGGGTCGCTGGCGTCATCGCAAACGGCAAGGGTGCGCAGGATGATATCGTCATGACGGTGATGCTCTGGCGTCTCGATGCTGACGATATCGCCGGGGCGCTGGAAATCGCCCGTTATGCCATGACCTACGGCCTCACCATGCCGGTCGGTCGCCGTCCGACGCCGTGCCTGCTGGCCGAAGAGGTGGCACTTGCCGCGCAGCGCCTGCTGGCGGCAAAACAGCCGGTCAGTCTGGCGAACCTGCTCGACACTATCGCGCTGACCGAGCGCGCGGATATGCCCGATATCGTGCGTGCGAAGCTGCACAAAATCACCGGCTACGTGCTGCGTGACGCGGAGCAACTGCCCGAGGCACTGGCGCACCTGCAGCGTGCGATCCAGTTAGAAAGCACTATCGGGGTGAAAAAGGATATCGAGCAGCTGGAGCGCCAGCTCAGGCCAAAACCCGAACCGGCACCGAAAACCAAAACGACTCAACCGCGCACGCGCAAAGTCGCCGCTAAACCGGCGGCACGGCGCGGGCGTCCACCAAAGGCGGCCAAAGCCGCAGGTTAACCGAGCGCTCCCCGAGCCGGGCGGCACGCCGGTCAATGCGGGTATCTATTGCCCTGACTGCGACCGGCGTCCACCGCCCACCCATTACCCGAGGTTGTCATGACGACACTGATTATTGAGCCAAAAAAAGAACCGCAGGATGTGCCGGGCGTGGTGATACCGCCACCGGGCGTGAGCGAGCCGGTAATCAAAAACACCCCGTTTTTTCCTGACGTTGATCCGAAGCGCGTGCGGGAAGAAATGCGACTGGAGCAGACCGTTTCCCCCGTTCGCCTGCGCCGGGCGATTAAGACCGCGATCGCGGAGACTAACGCGGAGCTGAGCGACTGGCGCGAAAGTCAGCTCGATGCCGGTTACGCCACGCTGGCGGATGTCCCGACGGACAAGCTCGACGGCGAGAGCGTGCGCGTTTTCCACTACTTCAACGCCGTGTGCTCGATGACGACGGCCACGCTTTATGAGCGTTTTCGCGGCGTGGATGCGACCGCCAAAGGCGACAAAAAGGCCGACAGCATCGACAGCACTATCGATGAAATGTGGCGGGATATGCGCTGGTCTGTGGCGCGCATCCAGGACAGAGCGCGCTGCATTGTGGGGCAAATCTGATGAAAGCGTATGCGCTGCAGGGCGACACCCTCGACGCGATTTGCGCCCGGTACTACGGGCGCACTGAGGGCGTGGTCGAAACCGTCTTAGAGGCAAATCCCGGTCTTTCTGAGCTCGGTGTGATCCTGCCGCACGGCACGGCAGTAGAGCTGCCCGAGACCGAGAGCGCGGCCAGAACCGAAACGGTGAATCTATGGGACTGAGTATGGAAAAAATCACCACGTTTATTGCCTACTGGCTGGCCGTGGGGCTGGCGTATGTCGGGGCTATGTCCCCCGAAAAGATGGCGCTTTACGTGGGCGGCGGATGCGCCATTTTTACCGCGCTGACGAACTACTGGTTTAAGCGCAAGACGTACCTCTATCTGACATCGCTCGGACTCGATAAAGGGGCTATTCGTGAAATCAATCGTTAAAAAATGCAGTGTGGCCGCCGTGCTGGCGCTGGCAGCACTGATGCCTGACTTTCGTCTGCTTAACACCTCGCCCGGGGGGCTGGCGCTGATTGCCGACCTCGAAGGTTGTCGCCTGACGCCTTACCAGTGCAGCGCGGGAGTGTGGACGTCGGGCATCGGTCACACTGCAGGCGTCGTGCCGAAGGGGGAAATCACCGAACGGCAGGCGGCGGCGAACCTCGTCGCGGATGTGCTGAACGTCGAGAAACGTCTGGCCGTGTGCGCGCCGGTGAAAATGCCGCCGCAGGTTTACGACGCGCTGGTCAGTTTCTCATTCAACGTGGGAACCGGCGCGGCCTGCCGGTCGACGCTGGTCTCGTTTATCAAACGCCAGCAATGGCCGCAGGCGTGCGACCAGCTCACCCGCTGGGTTTACGTGAACGGCGAAATTAACAAGGGGCTGGAAAACCGCCGCGCGCGCGAGCGTGCTTACTGCCTCAGGGGGATTCAATGAAAGTGATGTTGTTTTTACTGGCCGCGCTTATTGCGGTTGTGCTCTGGCAGCGTCATGAAAACGGCAACCTGACGCGCTCGTTTGAACGGGCGAACAGGGTCGCCACTGAACAAAAAACCGCAATCGGAATGCTGAAAAATCAGCTTTCCGTTTCGCAGGGAATTGCCAGGCGAAACGAAACCGCGCAGGTCAGTCTACGCGGCGAACTGCTGGCCGCAGGTGCGATGGCAGTGCGGCGTGAACAAACCATTACGAGGCTGATAAATGAGAATGAAACGTTACGCCGCTGGTACAGCGCTGAGCTGCCTGATGTTGTGCGCAGGCTGCACACCCGCACCGCCTGCGCCTCTGCCGGTCATTGTTTACAGCGCCTGCCCGAAAGTGAGCTATTGCCCGATGCCGGGAAGCGACCCGGCCACTAATGGCGACCTAAGCGCCGATATTCGCAGGCTTGAGCACGCGCTCGCCGCCTGCGCGCTGCAGGTTGAAACCGTCAAAGACTGTCAGGATAAACTCGATGAAGAAAGCACGCAGCCTGCGCGAAGCGCTGATTAAAGCCGTTCCGCAGCTTGAAACAAACCCCGAAATGATGCGCATCTTTGCCGATGAGGGGAATATCGATGCGCGGCTCGCGGCCACGCTGTCACACGAAAAGATTTACACCCTGAATGTAATCGTGTGTGACTTTGTGGGCGACCCTGACCTGATTTTCGTGCCGGTGGCCGCATGGCTCAGGGAAAACCAGCCGGATATTTGCACGCTCGATGACGGCCGCAAAAAGGGCTACCGTTTCCAGATGGATTTGAACGACGGGGACAGCGTCGATATCAGTATCAGCCTGCAGCTCACCGAGCGAACCCTCATCAAAGAGGAAAACGGCGCGCTGCATGTAAGCTATGCCCCTGAGCCGCCGCTGCCGGAGCCCGTCACCCGACCAAAAGAGCTTTATATCAACGGCGAACTGGTGAGCAAATGGGATGAGTGAATTTAAGCCCTTTGACGAACGGCTCAATGGTCTGATAGCTGCCCTGTCACCGACTGCACGCCGACGGCTTGCCGGAGAGATAGCAAAGGAGCTGCGCAAGTCGCAACAGCAACGTATCAAGTTGCAGAAAGCCCCGGACGGCTCGCCGTATCAGGCGCGAAAACGTCAGTCTCTCAGGGCTAAGACCGGGCGGATTAAGCGGGCGATGTTTCAGAAGCTACGCACAAGCCGCTACATGAAAGCCACTGGCCGTGAAAACAGCGCAGTGGTGGAATTCACCGGCAAAGTACAGCGTATCGCGCAAATCCATCAGTACGGGCTAAAAGACCGCCCTAACCCGCACAGCCGTGACGTGCAGTATGCAGAGCGCCAGCTACTCGGATTCAGCCGGGAAGATAAACAGCTCGTCGAGACGCTGATAATTAAACACCTCTCTCTCTGAGCGTTGTCACAACAACCACAAAACACCGTTCCATTGCCGCTGGCCTCCCCCGGCGGCATCCTTTCCCCATGAATAATCTAAATTCTCTGCAGGAAATCGCACGCGCGATCCGCAACCTTATCCGCACCGGCATCGTGACCGACGTCGACCACGACGAGGGGCTTTGTCGTGTCCAGACCGGCGGCATGGAAACCACCTGGCTAAACTGGCTGACCTGCCGCGCCGGTCGCTCGCGCGTATGGTGGGCTCCTTCTGTTGGTGAGCAGGTGCTTTTACTGGCTGTCGGCGGCGAGCTCGATACGGCGTTTGTGCTGCCCGGCATTTTCTCGGATGACCATCCCGCGCCGTCTGCCTCCCCTGATGCGCTTCATGTTTCCTTTCCTGACGGGGCGGTTATTGAGTACGAGCCCGAAAACGGCGCGCTCACCGTGTCAGGCATCAAAACCGCTGACGTCACCGCGTCGGATTCCATTACGGCCACCGTGCCGCTGGTACTGGTGAAAGCGGAAACCCGCATCACGCTCGATACGCCGGAGGTGGTTTGCACCAACAAGCTGACGACCGGCACGCTAGAAGTGAAGAACGGCGGCACCTTGCGCGGGAACATCGAGCACACCGGCGGGACGCTGAAATCAAACGGCGTGCAGGTGGATAACCACGACCACGGCGGCGTCGAACGGGGCGGAAGCTGGACGGAGGGCATCAAATGACGGTGCGTTATCTGGGAATGAACGGCCAGACCGGCCTCAGTATCTCTGAGGTTGAGCATATCCGGCAAAGCGTGCGCGACATTCTGGTCACACCGGTTGGCTCACGCGTCATGCGCCGTGACTACGGCTCGCTCCTGTCGCAGATGATTGACCAGCCGCAGACCCCGGCGCTGCGCCTGCAGATTATGGCCGCGTGCTATTCCGCGATCCAGAAGTGGGAGCCGCGCGTCAGCCTCACGACCATCACCTTTGAACGGTCGGAGACCGACGGCGGGCTGTATGTCGACATCACCGGCACCCGCTCCACCGGCGGCCAGCCTTTTTCACTCACCATTCCACTGAGTTAAACGCTATGGCAATTGTTGACCTTAACCAGCTCGCCGCGCCTGACGTCGTGGAGGAACTGGACTATGAAACCATCCTGAGCGAACGAAAGGCGACGCTCGTCTCGCTGTACCCGGAAGACCAGCAGGAAGCGATCGCGCGCACGCTGTCGCTTGAGTCCGAGCCGCTGGTGAAGCTGCTGCAGGAAAACGCCTACCGGGAAGTCATCTGGCGACAGCGCGTCAACGAGGCCGCGCGCGCGGTCATGCTGGCCTACGCCACCGGCGCAGACCTCGACCAGATAGGCGGAAATTACAACGTTGAGCGCCTTGTCATCATCCCTGCAGACGATACGACGTTACCGCCGACGCCTGCCGTGATGGAGTCGGACACCGACTACCGTCTGCGCATTCAGCAGGCATTTGAGGGGCTGAGTACCGCAGGCTCTACCGGCTCCTATCAGTTTCACGGTCGCAGCGCTGACGGGCGAGTCGCCGATATTTCGGTCATCAGTCCCGAGCCTGCGTGTGTCACGGTCACGGTGCTGTCACGCGAAAATAACGGCGTGGCGTCTGACGAGCTGCTCGCCATCGTGCGCACCGCGCTGAACGATGAGGACGTCAGGCCGGTCGCTGACCGCGTGACCGTGCAGTCGGCGAACATTGTCGACTATAAAATCACCGCATCGCTTTACCTTTACCCCGGTCCCGAAAGTGAGCCGGTGCTGAGTGCGGCAAAAGCAAAGCTGCAGGCGTATATCACCGCGCAGCACCGGCTCGGGCGAGACATCCGCAAATCAGCGATTTATGCCGCGCTCCACGTCGAGGGCGTGCAGCGCGTCGAGCTGGCCGAACCGGTGACCGACATCGTGCTCGATGACACGCAGGCGTCATGGTGCAGCGATTACAGCGTGACGATCGGGGGCAACGATGAATGATACCCGCCTGCTGCCGGTGGGTTCGTCACCGCTTGAGGTGGCGGCGGCGCGCGCCTGCGCTGAGATTGAAAATACCCCCGTTCCGCTGCGCCGCCTCTGGAGTCCTGACGACTGCCCGGCAAATCTGCTGCCGTGGCTGGCGTGGGCGTTTTCCGTTGACCGCTGGGATGAGAGCTGGCCGGAGGCCACAAAGCGGGATGTGATCCGCGCGGCGTGGTTTATCCATGCGCACAAAGGAACGATTGGGGCGATTCGCCGCGTGGTCGAGCCGCTCGGCTATCTGATTAACGTGTCCGAGTGGTGGGAAACGAACGACCCGCCCGGCACGTTTCGCCTCGATATCGGTGTGTTAGAGACCGGCATCACCGAGGAAATGTATTACGAGATGGAGCGGCTCATTGCGGATGCAAAGCCAGCCAGCCGCCATCTTATCGGCCTCAACATTATTCAGGATGTGCCGGGCTATCTCTACACCGGCGCGCTGACGTATGACGGCGACATCATCACGGTTTACCCGGATAAGTGAGAACACCATGACAGTAAAATATAAAACGGTCATCACCAAAGCCGGTGCGATTAAGCTTGCTGCAGCGACCGTCCCGAACGGGAAAAAAGTGAATTTTACGGCGATGGCCATCGGTGACGGTGGCGGCACATTGCCGGTGCCTGATGCAAGCCAGACAAAGCTCGTCAATGAAGTCTGGCGCCATACGCTGAACAAAATCAGCCAGGACAACAAGAATCAAAACTATGTGATCGCGGAGCTGCTCATTCCGCCAGAAACCGGCGGTTTCTGGATGCGCGAAATGGGGCTCTATGACGACACCGGCACGCTGATTGCCGTCGGCAACATGGCGGAAAGCTACAAGCCGGAGCTGGCGGAGGGGTCAGGCCGCGCGCAGACCGTGCGTATGGTCATCATGGTAAGCGACATCGAGTCAGTCGAGCTGACGATTGACACCTCAACGGTGATGGCAACGCAGGACTATGTCGACGACAAACTCGCTGAGCATGAGCAGTCCCGCCGTCATCCTGACGCCACGCTCACCGAAAAGGGTTTCACTCAGCTAAGCAGTGCGACCGACAGCACGTCTGAGACGCTCGCCGCGACGCCGAAAGCGGTTAAGGCGGTAAAGGATATCGCTGAGGGTAAATATACGGCTCAGGACGCAACCACGGCGCGAAAGGGTATCGTCCAGCTCAGTAGCGCCACCGACAGCGCGTCTGAGACGCTCGCCGCGACGCCGAAAGCGGTTAAGACGGCGTATGACCTTGCGAACGGTAAATATACGGCTCAGGACGCGACCACGGCGCAAAAGGGTATCGTCCAGCTCAGCAGCGCAACCGACAGCGAGTCTGAGACGCTTGCGGCTACGCCAAAGGCCGTTAAGGCGGTTAACGATAATGTTAAAACGCTGAAATACAGCCTGGGCAAAGCCGCGTACAGAAACGTCGCTGATGATGCAGCCGGAGAATTAATTCCGGTAGGGTATAAAGGTAATTTTAAATCAGAATGTAACCATGTAGCGATCGACTTTGCGACATACCCTTTTGTTGTCGGAGAATCATTATTCGTTGATTCACGGGGCTGTACGAATAACCCGCCTTTTTTGACGCAAGATTTTTATTACATAAATGTTGTGTGTGCCACTAGCCCGGCTCAGGGAGGGAGGGTAAACAGGCCGTTGATACAATTCGTCAGTTACACAAAATCAACTCAGATCCTCGCCATTCGTGAAGATGACGGTACGACCACAGGCTGGCGTTATTTCCGGGCAGTACAATTTGATGATGATAACCAGACAGTCAGTCTTCCGGGGGCTGTAAAGGCTGTTAATGGTGGGATTCAGTTAAGCCAGAATGCGGTTACTATTCGCGGCGCGGGTAATAAACACCTCTGGTTCCATGACCAGAATGGCAAAGAAATGGGGCTGGTTTACGCCTCTGACGATAAAGTGCTGCACCTGCGGGCGGGGGAAGGCCCAACAGTAAATATTGGCTCAGATGGGGTTGTTAAATTACCGGGGCCGGTAATTGATGCGCACTACTATCAGACAAATCCTTCTGCTTCTGGGTGGCATGGTGCCGGGATGTTCGCTAGTCAGTATGCAAATGCCGCTCCTTTCCTTATTCCTTCGCGATATTCGACGCCAAAGGATGCGTCTGTATATCTGCCAATGATTAAAGGGATATCACAAACAGATTATTGGGGTTACGGTTCTGCTGTAAGCTTTGGAATATTGCGCTCAGGTAATGGGGACTTCGGTTCAGCAGTAATCAATATTATTGGCGATAGTGGTCAGGGGGTCGTATTCAACTTTAATTCTAATGGAGACTTCAACGTCCCGCGTCAGATTGGTAGCGGTGGAAATATTGTTGCTGGCTCTGGTTTATATGAATCTGGCGGTGCGGTACGGGTTTATTCATCCAATAATCCACCACCACAGCAGGATTTAAGCCCTTATGCAACAGCATCATGGACTATCGCTAACTTCCTGCAAGGGGGGCTTAGGCTGGCATCGGCAGGCGTCGCAACAAACGGAAATAATGATAATGAATTTGCATATGCCCCTAACGGAACGGTAGTTACTGCTGTGCAGCAAAAAACGAATTACACGGCGGTACAATATCGATCACTTCAATATAACATCGGCGGAAACTGGTACACAGCATGGGTGGCTTAATGACGAAGCAATCTGGAGTGTTTAAACAATATGACCCATTAGATAAATGGGGAAAATATACCCCGACGAAGGTGGCTAAACTATCGCCGGAGGAACTCGAATTATATTACGTTGCAAAATCACCAGAGGTGAATATTGTTTTCCTGAAAGACGATAACGGCAATGACTGGTATCTCTGGCTTAAGACACTTTCAAAGGAAACGCTAAAGATATCATTTAACCCTGACACGAAAGAAATTATCCATTTCTCTTATGATGCAAGCGCGATTTTCCCGATTAATCAGATTGTCGTTGAAGTCGCGCCGGAGAATGTACCGGATGAATTTACCGCTGCGGGCGAGAAAGCATTAGGCGGCGCGTTTCTTTTTATTGATGGCGAAATTACTGCCGCGCCTGTGGATTATGAGGCAGAGGCACAACGCAAAAAACTGGAGCTACTCACCCAGGCAAATAACGTCATCGCCATGCTGCAGGATGCGGTTGAGCTGAACATGGCGACAGACGAAGAAACAGCAAATTTGCAGGAGTGGAAAAAGTATCGTGTGCTTCTGAGTCGGGTCGATGTTAAAAAACCGGTCTGGCCGCCATTGCCTGAGACTGCGATTTGAGTCAGTTAGCCGTGTTTTAATGATTTACTGAAGCCCTCTACCCGGAGGGCTTTTGTTTGTTGTTTTATCCCTCCTCCAACGCCACTTCATCGCACCCGCAGAACACACAACAGAAAATAGTCGCACCCCTTAACCACGGAGTTAAACAGATGGGCGACTATCATCACGGCGTCGAGGTCATCGAGATTAACGATGGCACGCGCACCATTTCCACCGTCTCGACGGCCATCATCGGCATGGTCTGCACGGCCAGCGATGCTGACGCAAAAACATTCCCCTTAAACGAGCCGGTGCTGATTACCAGCGTGCAAACGGCTATCGGTAAAGCCGGTAAAAAAGGCACGCTGTCAAAAGCCCTGCAGGCCATCGCCGACCAGTGCAAACCGGTCATTGTGGTGGTGCGCGTTCCCGAAGGTACCGACGACCCGTCAGACCCGGAAGCGGCGCAGAAAGAAACCATTTCCAACATCATCGGCACGACCGACGAAAACGGCAAATACACCGGGCTAAAAGCGCTGTTAACGGCGAAAACCGTCACCGGCGTTAAGCCGCGCATTCTCGGCGTGCCGGGGCTGGATACGCAGGAAGTGGCGACCGCGCTCGCGTCGACCTGCCAGAGCCTGCGCGCGTTCGGCTATGTGAGCGCGTGGGGCTGCAAGACCATTTCCGACGCCATCAAATACCGAGAGAACTTCAGCCAGCGCGAGCTCATGGTCATTCACCCTGATTTTCTGGCATGGGACACCACGGCGAACGAAACCGATATTGCATGGGCGACCGCCCGCGCGCTCGGCCTGCGCGCCAGAATCGACCAGGAGACCGGCTGGCACAAAACACTGTCCAACGTCGGCGTGAATGGCGTCACCGGCGTCAGCGCCTCGGTCTCATGGGATTTGCAGGAGCAGGCTACCGACGCCAACCTGCTTAATCAGGCCGGGGTGACAACGCTCATCCGCAACGACGGCTTTAAGTTCTGGGGCAACCGTACCTGCTCGGACGATCCGTTATTCGTGTTTGAAAACTACACCCGCACGGCGCAGGTGCTGGCCGACACGATGGCGGAGGCGCACGCGTGGGCGATGGATAAGCCCGTTTCCGCAACGCTCATCCGCGACATCGTCGCCGGTATCAATGCCAAATTCCGCGAGCTGAAAAACAACGGCTATATCGTTGACGGCTCCTGCTGGTACGACCCAGAGTCAAACAGCGTGGAAACCCTGAAAGCCGGGAAGCTGTATATCGATTACGACTACACCCCCGTCCCGCCGCTGGAAAACCTGACCCTGCGCCAGCGCATCACCGATACCTATCTGGCAGACCTGTCAGACTCGGTCAACAGCTAAGGAGCTCAGAGCATGGCGTTACCACGCAAACTGAAATACCTGAATATGTTTAACGACGGTCTCAGCTACATGGGCGTCGTTGAATCCGTCACCCTGCCAAAGCTGACCCGCAAGCTTGAGAAGTATCGCGGCGGCGGGATGCCGGGCTCAGTGTCGATTGACCTCGGCCTCGACGACGACGCGCTGTCGCTTGAGTGGACGCTGGGCGGCCTGCCTGACGTCGCGCTGTGGGCCCAGTACGCGTCACCGGGAGCCGACAGCGTGCCGCTGCGCTTCACCGGCTCTTTCCAGCGCGACGACACCGGCGCAATTTCCGCCGTTGAGGTGGTCATGCGTGGCCGTCACAAGGAGTACGACGGCGGCGAGAACAAACAGGGCGAAAGCGGCACGACCAAAATCGCGACCGAGTGCTCGTACTACCAGCTCACGATTGACGGCAAAGAGGTCATCGAGATTGACGTCGTCAACATGGTGATGAAAGTCGACGGCGTCGACCGTCTCGCTGAGCACCGCCGGGCGATTGGCCTGTAACCCGTTAACCGGTCAGCCAGGCTGGCCGGTCAATTACTCATATTCAAAGAGAGCAACATCATGGAAAACATCAACGAAACCGCCACCACCGAAAACGAAAACCCGAACATTGTGATCCTCGATAATCCCGTCATGCGCGGTGAGCAAAAAATCGAACAGGTGACCGTCACAAAACCCAACGCGGGAACCCTGCGCGGCGTGAGTCTGGCGTCGCTGGCAAACTCTGACGTCGACGCGCTGATTAAGGTGCTGCCGCGTATGACGTACCCGGCGCTGACCGAGCCCGAGGTCATGCGTCTGGAAGCGTCAGACCTGATTTTGTTCGCCGGTAAGGTGGTCGGTTTTTTGTCACCATCTTCGGCTCGCTGACCTTCCCGGATAACCTTTCGGTCGATGACCTGATGGCGGATATCGCGGTGATATTTCACTGGCCGCCATCAGAGCTGAATTCCCTGAGCGTGACCGAGCTCATCACATGGCGCGAAAAGGCGCTGCAGCGAAGCGGACACCACCATGAGCAATAACGTCAGGATTGAGGTACTGCTAAACGCAGTAGACCGGGCAAGCCGACCGCTCAAAGCTATCCAGACTGCCAGCAAGACCCTTGCCGGCGATATCCGCACTTCTCAGAACAGCCTGCGCGATCTGAATGCGCAGGCGTCCCGAATTGACGGATTCAGGAAAGCGAGCGCGCAGCTTGCCGTGACCGGCCAGTCACTTAACAAGGCGAAACAGGAAGCCGCTGCGCTGGCCGTGCAGTTTAAAAACACGCAGAACCCCACAACCGCACAGGCGCGGGCGATGGAGGCGGCGAAGAAATCCGCCGCTGACCTGCAGCTCAAATACAATAGCCTCAGGCAGTCGGTACAGCGTCAGCGCACCGAACTCGCACAGGCCGGGATTAATACCCGTACCCTGTCGGCGGATGAGCGCCGTCTGAAATCCAGCATCAGCGAGACCACCGCGCAGCTTAACCGGCAGCGTGATGCGCTGGCGCGCGTCAGCCAGCAACAGGCCAGACTCAGCGCGGTAAAAAGCCGGTATGAATCCGGGCAACAGCTCGCCGCCGGTGCGCGTAATGCCGGGATGGTGGGTGTCGGAGTGGCGACCGCCGGGCTTTATGGTGCGTCACGCTTTATTGCGCCGGGCATCGGTTTTGACAAACAAATGTCAGGCACGCAGGCGATCCTCGGACTCGATAAGGGCGACGATAAGCTCGCAGCCATTCGTCAACAGGCGCGCGATATCGGTGCGACTACGGCCTTTTCACCGGGTGATGTGGCGCGTACTCAGACCACGCTCGCGCGCTCGGGCTATAACGCTGATGACGTGCTGGCCGCGACCGGCTCGACCGTCAACCTGAGCCTCGCGGCTGACGTGGATATCGCAGAAGCCGCCGACATTATCACTAACATGCAGTCGGCATTTAACCTGCCGACCACTGAGATTGAGCGCGTCGCGGATGTGATGACAAAAGGCTTTACTTCATCAAATACCGGCCTTGTCGAGCTGGGCGAGGCGATGAAGTATGTCGCGCCCATCGCAGAGGCCGCAGGGGCGAGCATTGAAGACACGACCGCGATGCTCGGCATTCTGGCGGATAACGGGATTAAAGGCTCGATGGCCGGTACGGGTGCGAGTGCCATTTTCAACCGCCTGCAAGCGCCAATGGGGAAAGCCGTAGAGGCAATTTCTGAGCTGGGCGTGAAAACCCGCGACGGCAAAGGGAATATGTTACCGGTCGAGAAAATCCTCAAAGATATTCATAAGTCCTTTATGAAAAACAAGCTCGGTACGGCTGAGCAGGGCGAATATCTCAAAGTGATTTTCGGCGAGGAGGCCATGAAAGGCGCGATTAAACTCGTCGCAGCTGCCGGTGATGGCTCGCTCGATAACAAGCGCCAGCAAATCCGCGACTCAAATGGCACGACCGAGCGCATTGCGAAAATACAAACGGATAACCTCGACGGCGATCTGAAAAACCTGCAGTCAGCATGGGAAGACCTGCAGATTGAGGTTTTCGAAAAAGAAGACTCAGCACTGCGTCGTCTGACGGTTTCCGCGGCAGACTGGCTCGGCAAGGTGGCCGCGTGGGCGAAAGCAAACCCTGAACTGACGCAAACCCTGTTTAACCTTGTCGCCGGTGGGCTTGCGCTGGTCGGCGTGCTGGGCGGGATTGGGCTGATTGCATGGACGGTCATTGCCGGGATAAACGGGATTATTGCTGCAGCCGGTCTGCTGAGTGTCGTTTTCACCACTGCAGGAAGTGCCATTGTCGCTGCAGTTAGCGCAATCAGTCTGCCGGTGGTGGCGGTGGTCGCTGCCGTGGTGGCCGGTGCGCTCCTGATTCGTAAATACTGGGATCCAATAAGCGCATTCTTTTCCGGCGTGGTGGAGGGACTTAAAGCGGCCTTTGCGCCGGTGGCGGAAATTTTCGCACCGCTCGCGCCGGTGTTTGATTCTTTCATGGAGAAATTGCGTGGAGTCTGGCAGTGGTTTAAAGACCTGATCGCACCGGTTAAGTCGACGCAGGAGACGCTCGACAGCTGCAAAAATGCAGGCGTGATGTTCGGTAAGATGCTGGCCGAAGCGCTGATGTTACCGCTCAAAAGCTTTAATACATTGCGTACCGGCGTTAACTGGTTACTGGAAAAGCTCGGGGTTATCAATAAAGAATCAAGCGACCTTGACCAGAAGGCTGCAAAAGCCAGTGCCGCCACCGGCTCGCAAAATAAATCTTATATTCCGACAACCTCAACATATGGCGGCTATCAGGCATATCAGCCAGTTACCGCGCCCACTGGTAAGACTTACGTCGACCAGAGCAAGCCAGAATACAACATTAACCTGAATGGTGGCATCGCGCCGGGCAGCGACCTCGACCGTCAGCTGCGTGAGGCTGTCGATAAACTCGACCGTGAAAACCGTGCGCGTCAGCGCTCAAGTATGCGTCATGACTGAGGGGGATAAAGCATGTTAATGGTTTTAGGTTTGTTTGTGTTTGAGCGCCGCACTCTGCCCTATCAGTCCATGCAGTATTCGAAGGATTACCGCTGGGCGTCAAACGACCGTATCGGCAAGCCACCGGCTTACCAGTATCTCGGGGAAGGGGAAACCACGCGCACGCTGTCGGGCGTGCTCTATCCCGAAATTACCGGCGGACGTCTGTCACTGACCGCCATCGAGCTGATGGCGGACGAGGGGCGCGCGTGGCCGCTGATTGACGGAACGGGCATGATCCACGGCATGTATGTCATCGACAAAGTGACGCACACGCACACCGAGCTATTCAGCGACGGAGCGGCGAGAAAAATCGAGTTTAGCCTTTCCCTTAAGCGGGTCGATAAATCGCTGGCGGCCATTTATGGCGACCTGAAAACGCAGGCCGACAATCTGGTCACGTCTGCCGGTGACTGGCTGGGAGGGCTGGCAGGATGATTACAGGAATGGATATTCAGGCCGGGGCAAAGATTGCCCCGGCGTTTATGCTCAAGCTGGATAACGACGATATTACGCAGGATTTTAGTGACCGCCTTATCAGCCTGACCATGACCGATAATCGCGGATTCGAGGCCGACCAGCTCGATATCGAGCTCGATGATACTGACGGACAAATCGCAATGCCGCCGCGCGGCGCAACCTTGACTCTGTGGTTAGGCTGGCAGGGCTCCGCGCTGATAAAAAAAGGGACGTTCACGGTCGACGAAATCGAGCACAGGGGCGCGCCTGATACGCTGACCATCCGGGGGCGAAGCGCCGATTTTCGTGGGACGCTGAACTCTCGCCGGGAACAGTCATGGCATGACACCACGCTCGGGCAAATTGTGGAGACGATTGCGGCACGCAATAAGCTTACGGCCAGCGTGGCCGACACGCTGAAAGCCGTCGCCGTGCCTCACATTGACCAGTCGCAGGAATCCGACGCGGTGTTTCTGTCCCGCCTGGCTGACCGGAACGGGGCGTCGGTTTCGGTAAAAGCTGGGAAACTGTTATTCCTGAAAGCGGGGAGCGGTAAGACGGCCAGCGGAAAGCCCATTCCGCAGATGACGCTTGAGCGCGGTGACGGCGATCGTCATCAGTTTGCCATAGCTGACCGGGAAGCCTACACCGGCGTGTCGGCAAAATGGCTGCACACCAAAGACCCGAAGCCGCAAAAGCAAAAGGTGAAGCTCAGACGTAAGCCCAAAGAGAAGCACCTCCGCGCGCTGCAGCACCCGAAAGCGACCAAAGCCCCGGCAAAGGCCAAAGCCAAAAAAGAGCAGGAAGCGCGCGAGGGTGAGTACATGGCCGGTGAGGCTGACAACGTGCTGGAGCTGACGACCATCTACGCGACAAAGGCGCAGGCCATGCGCGCCGCTCAGGCGAAGTGGGACAAGCTGCAGCGGGGAGTCGCGGAGTTTTCAATTTCGCTGGCTATTGGCCGGGCAGATTTATTTCCTGAAACGCCTATCGCGGTGAAAGGGTTTAAGCGCGTCATAGACGAGCAGTCTTGGATAATCAGCCGGGTGGTGCATAACCTCAACGGGAACGGCTACACGACGGGCTTAGAGCTTGAGGTTAAGGTTTCGGATGTGGAGTACCAAAGCGAAGAATTAACGCAGTGATTTGTTTTTATGTATTTGTTATATAAGGATAAATTGAGTAAAATTAGCGCATGGGAAAATAAATGAGGTGCTCGCCATGTTTCACTGTCCAAAATGCCATTTCGCCGCTCACGCCCGCACAAGTCGCTATTTTACCGACACGACCAAAGAGCGGTATCACCAGTGCACAAACATCAACTGCAGCGCGACGTTTGTCACCACTGAGACGGTTGAGCGTTTTATCGTATCGCCGGGCGTTGTAGTACCAGCGGCACCTCACCCGACAACATCAGGCCAGCAACAAATGCACTGGCAGTGA